GACGGTATTATAGAAATTGTAGATGAAGAGCCTGCTCAAGAACCTGAAAAAGTTATTGAACAACAAGCTCAGCAAGTAGCTGAACAAAGAACGCTGCCAGAAAACATAGATAAACTTGTTACCTTTATGGAAGAAACAGGTGGGTCAGTAGAAGACTATGTTAGATTAAACGCAGACTACTCAAGTGTTGATGATAAAACATTGCTAAAAGAATATTACAAACAAACAAAACCTTATTTAGAATCAGATGACGTTAGCCTACTATTAGAGGATTACGATTACGACGAAGACATAGATGAGGAAAGAGATATACGCAAAAAGAAACTTGCGTTTAAAGAAGAAGTTGCAAAAGCTAAAGGCTTTTTGGAAAATACCAAGAGTAAATATTACGACGAAATCAAGTTGAGACCCGGCGTTACTCAGGAACAACGAAAAGCAACAGAGTTTTTCAACCGATATCAAGAAGATCAGAAGATAGCTGAGCAGCAGCATTCGGACTTTAAATCAAAAACAAATGATTACTTTACTAATGAATTCAAAGGTTTTGACTTCAATGTGGGTAAAAAGAAGTTTAGATATGGTTTACAAGATCCTAATAAAGTTGCAGAAAGCCAATCAAGTATTAACAATTTCGTAGGAAAGTTTCTTGACGAAAGCGGTAATATAAAAGACACGAAAGGTTATCACAAAGCTATTTACATCGCTTCAAATGCTGACAAGATTATTAATCACTTTTATGAACAAGGAAGAACAGACGCTACTAAAGAAATAGTTAGCAGTTCTAAAAATCCTAGCACAGAGCCAAGAAAATCTGGATCAGGCGAGTTTGTAAACGGAATAAAAGTTAAGTCAATAAGCGG